CAGTGCATTTGATCTTGCAGGCCAGAAAATCCCGAAACGTCAGATTGTCGCTAACACCTGCCAATGGATTTACCGCAGCACTGAGTGTGGGTATTCAGGCACTGATTACTTTGATGTCAATGGCAATACAGTTAGCACTGAGGCAGAAGATGTATGCGGCAAGCGCATCGCATCTTGCAAGCTACGGTTTGGAGAGAACGGTGAGCTGCCGTTTGGTTCGTTCCCTGGTGCAGGATTGATCCGATGAAGCTAACTGATGCGATGCAGGCGGACGTTCTGCAGCACGCAAAAGATGAGTTTCCTAAGGAGTGCTGTGGCCTAGTTGCTGTAGTCAAAGGACGTCGGCGCTACTTCCCCTGCCGCAACATTGCTGAAACACCTGACGAGCACTTTGTTCTTGACGGTTGGGACGACGTAGAAGATAAGGGCGAAGTCGTTGCTGTTGTCCACAGTCATCCCAAAACGAACCCTGCCCCGTCACCTGCTGACCGTGTTGCGTGTGAAAAGTCTGGGCTGCCATGGTTCATCGTCAACCCGAAGACCGAAAACTGGGGCTACTGCGAGCCAGAGGGCTTCGAGCTTCCGTTTGTTGGCCGTGAGTTTGTTCACGGCATTGTGGACTGCTACAGCCTTTGCCGTGATTGGTATGGAAAGGAATGGGGGCTAGAGCTTCGCGACTATCCCCGCCGTGATAACTGGTGGCACCAAGGGCAAAACCTTTACCTAGAAAACTTCCAAAAGGAAGGATTTCACAAGATCCCAATCGAGGAACTGCAGCGTGGTGATGCCTTGCTGATGAATCTTCAGTCACCTGTGCCAAACCATGCTGCGATCTATCTGGGTGACCAACAGATTCTGCATCATGTGCAAGGCAGGCTCAGCAGTCGTGATGTGTACTTCGCTGACGGCGGTTACTATGGCAAAAGTACGGCCTGCGCTTTGAGGCATGAAAGTCGTCAAGGTGTACGGGGAGCTGCGTAAACGACTCGGGCAGTGTCGTTTTGAGTTTGATGTGGCGACCCCTGCACAAGCCGTTAAGGCTTTGTGCGTCAACTTCCCAGGACTAGACAAGTGGCTTATTGATAGCGAGCAAGACGGTGTGGGTTATAGGGTCAAGATCGGCAAAGAGGATGTGACGCCTGCAAGCTCTGATTTGCTTGCAATGCCCTGGAGTGAACGAGAGGTATTCAGCATCACGCCTGTCGTAGCTGGTGCTGGTGGTGGTGTTGGCAGAATCTTTTTAGGTGTTGCCTTGATCGGCGCTTCCTTCTTCTTTCCTGGCGCAGGCTTGTTTGGAACGAGTGGATTGCTTGGAGCTGGCCAGGCAATCGTCGGTGTTTCATCTACGAGCGTTTTAACGGCTGCTGCCATTGGTAGTGGTCTGAGTGCTATTGGCGCTGGCTTGGTGCTTAGCGGTGCTGCTGACATCATTTCGCCAACGGCACCTCCTGGACTCGAAGCCAGCAAAGAAGCCGCCAAGATGCAAAACATGAGCTTCAGTGGCGTTGTGAATACAGCTCGCCAAGGGCTGCCTGTTCCCATAGCCTATGGGCGTGTTTTTGTTGGAGCAGCAGTGATCAGCAGCGGTTTTGACGTTGATCACACTGCTAGTGAAACAGAGGAAGATCAAGATCCAATCGTCCTGTTCCTTCAAAACAAGAGGGGCTAATGGACAACAAGACTTTTATTCGTGGCGCTGGTGGCGGTGGTTGCTTCACTGGGGACACTCAAGTGTCTATCCCAGGAGGAACAAAGCAAATACAAGAAATTAGTATCGGCGATATTGTTTGCAGTTTTGACGATAAAGGTAAAATTCACCAAGCTAAAGTCCTCAAGGTTCACGCTCATGAAAACGAGCGCGTTATTAAATACAACCTTTGGGGCGGTCAATCATTAGATGCCACGCCGAACCACTGGGTTCTGAATCAATTCAATGCGTTTGTTGAAATTGATATGCTCGGTTCTGATGATTGCTTGGTTGACGAGTCTAATCAACTGCTGCCAATCGTTAGCCGTGAAGAGCTTGGGCCGCATACGGTTTATAACTTAACCGTTGAAGGTCACCACACCTTCATTGCAAACGGCATTCGTGTTCACAACGCTGGCTTAGGCTTAAAAATTGCTGGCTCAGGCGGTGGTGGCAAAGGTGGCGGCCGTTCATCTCGTACGCCCATTGAGGCAGATGACAGCCTGCAATCAGAACAGTTCGCAAATGTTCTTGATTTACTTTGTGAGGGTGAGATAGAAGGACTAGACGATGGCGGCAGAAGTATTTTTCTCGATGACACACCCGTTCAAAATGCTGACGATAGTTTTAACTTCCAAAATTTTGCAATCGTAACTAGAAACGGAACGCAAGGTCAGGAGTATATCCCTGCGCCAGCGGGGGCTGGCAACATTGAGTCAGAAAGAACCGTCAACGTAAAAGTTGAAAATGACAACCCAATAACACGTCAAGTTACTAATACTGATGTTGATCGTGTAAGGGTGACCATTAACATCCCTGCTCTACGAATAATTACAGACGAGGGAGATATTATTGGGCACTCTGTACAGCTACAGATTGATGTTCAGTATAACGGCGGTGGATTTAACAAATATCTCTTTGACGTAATTAAGGGCAAAAGTAGTAGCTTGTACCAAAGAGACTATATGCTTAATCTCGACGGTAGCTTTCCTGTGGACATTCGTGTCACAAGGAAAAGTGCTGTTGAAAACCACTCCACGAGAGCAAATGATATTTTTTGGAGCAGTTACACAGAAATACAAGACGAAAAGCTGCGCTATCCAAACAGCGCATTGATGGGGCTGCGGTTTAGCGCAAAGCAGTTCAGCAGTGTGCCAACCCGCAAGTATTTGATCCGCGGGATGAAGGTAAAGATTCCAAGTAATGCGACTGTGGATACAACAACACATCTCGGAAGAATCACCTACTCGGGAACTTGGGATGGCACCTTCCAAGCAGCCACTTGGACCAATGACCCCGCATGGTGTTTGTACGATTTGCTAATTGATCAGCGTCGTTATGGGGCTGGGGTAGATGAAAGTACGCTCGACAAGTTTGACTTTTTCTCTGTTTCTCAATATTGCAACGCCTTGGTTGACGACGGCAAAGGTGGGCAAGAACCACGATTTAGCCTCAACATCCTGATTAACAGTAGAGATGAGGTCTATAACGTCATTCAACAGCTCACAAGTGTCTTCCGTGGCATTGCCTACTACGGAGCAGGATCGCTTGTTCTCAGGCAAGACAAGCCCACTGATGCGCAGTATTTGCTTGGTCCTGCCAATGTTGTCGATGGCCTGTTTACTTACACGGGCACAGCAGAAAAGACAAGGCACACTTGCGCAACTGTTGGCTGGCAAAGCTACGAGAACCTTGGCGAGATTGAATACGAATACGTTGAGGATGCTGATGCAGTAGCTAAGTACGGCATCATTAACAAGGACATCCGTGCTTTAGGTTGTTATTCACAAGGGCAAGCGCACAGGCTTGGCAAGTGGACGCTATTAAGCGAGAAAAATCTTACCGAAACCTGTTCTTTCGCTGTTGCGATTGACAGTGGCATTGTGCTCACTCCCGGCACGGTGGTTGACATTGCTGACCCCCTGCGTGCAGGTACAAGGCGCACTGGTCGAATCAGTTCTGCAACTACAACTGTCATCACAGTTGACAGTGACACTAATCTCTCAGTCAATTTGTCTAATTCACCGACCATCTCGGTGATGATGCCAACTGGCTTGGTTGAGACGAAGACGATCGACAGCATTTCAGGCACTGCAATTACTGTTTCAGATGCTTTCAGTGAAGCACCTAATGCTGCTGCCGTCTGGTTGATTCAGACCAGTGATATTCAGTCACAGCAGTTCCGTGTTGTTTCTGTTGCTGACAACAACGACGGCACTGTGGGTGTCACTGCACTTGCTTACAACGAGTCGATCTACAACGCCGTTGAGCAGGATGTTGAGCTTACTACCCGAGACATCACAAACCTGTCAGGCACTCCTGCAGCTCCAGAAAGTCTCAGCGGCACTGAGTTTCTTTATCAAGAGGGGCAAACAGTACACACTGGCTTCGACCTGAGCTGGAGCCATGGACGTATTAACGTCAACGAATTTGAAGTTAAATACAGAATTGATGATGACAACTTTGAACAAGTAACAACCGCCGCACCTTCCATTACTTTGCGTGCTTTGCGGGCAGGCGAGCTAGAAGTTCAAATCCTTGCCAAGAACTATCTTGGCAAGCAAAGCTCAACTGCAACAGCAACCTTTACTCTTGTCGGGAAGACAGCAGTTCCTGGTGATGTTCAGAATTTGTCGGTTGAACCAATAAGCGCGAACAGCGCTCGTCTGCGTTGGGATAAGACGGTTGATCTTGATGTGAAGGTCAATGGTCTTGTTCACATCAAGCACAGTAGCTTGACTGACGGGACAGGGACTTGGCCTAATTCTGTTGACCTGATCGAAGCAGTCGCTGGCAACTCGACTGAAGCCATTGTTCCGCTAGTCGCTGGTGAGATATTCGCCAAGTTTGAGGACGACTTAGGCAACAAGAGTACGAACGCAACCAGCGTGATCATGCAGTTCCCGGACACCTTGGGACGGCTTGCAGTTCAAACCCGCCGAGAAGACCTCGACAGCCCACCGTTCCAAGGGACTAAAACCGATTGCTTCTATGACGAGGACTTAGACGCGCTGATTATTGACGGCGACGAAGACCTTGATGATCAAACGGATTTTGACGAGATCAGCTCTCTTGACACGCTTGGCGACATTCTCTCCTCTGCTGAATATCAGTTTGTAAATGCTCTTGATCTTGGCGCACGATTCTCGCTGGATATTCAGCGCCGATTCGTTACTAGAGCTTTCTTCCCCAATGACCTGATTGATTCGCGCACAGCAAACGTTGACGATTGGAACGATTTTGATGGCACAGAAGCTGATGCAGTGAACGCCAAGTTGTATTTCAGGAGCACCAACGACGACCCATCAGGCTCCCCGACTTACGGAGCTTGGCAGGAGTTCATTTCTGGAACGTTTGAGGCCAGGGCGTTCCAGTTCAAAGCAGAGCTGAACAGCTCTGATATTGCGCAGAACATATTGATTGATGAGCTGGGCTACGAAGCGACGTTCCAGCGTCGGCAAGAAAACAGCAACGGCACTATCGCCTCAGGCACTAGCACCAAGAGCGTGACATTCGACAAAGCGTTTTTCGTGGGCACAGCATCGCTTGGTGGATCAAACGCTTATTTGCCGAGTGTTGCGGTAACGGTTCAGAACCTTGGCAACGGCGAGCGGCTAAACGTCAGCAATGTCAGTGCTACTGGTTTTGACGTGGACATCCTGAACAGCAGTGATGCCAATGTGAACAGGAACTTCACCTATGCGGCGGTGGGCTATGGCAAGGCGGTTTAACATAAAGGCACTGTTGTTGAAAACGGGCTAGGCCATGGCAGTTCATGACTATGTGATCGCGAATGGCACGGGCAGCGCCGTGAGAAGTGATCTCAATAATGCCCTGGCTGCAATCGTCAGCAACAACAGCAGTAGTTCTGAGCCTGGGACGACTTACGCATATCAATGGTGGGCAGACACTAATGCCAACGTCCTGAAGATCAGGAACAGCTCTAACGATGGTTGGATAACGCTGCGTGAGCTTGACGGCACGATGCTGATTGAGGACGGCAGTGCCTCATCGCCTGGCCTGAGTTTTGCATCGGACACTAACAGTGGCCTATTCGGCGGATCTGACACGATTGGCTTTGCGACTGGCGGTGCAGAGCGCCTTGAGATTGGCAGCTCTGAGGTTGTATTTAACGACCCCAGCAATGATGTCGACTTCCGCGTGGAGTCAAACGGCAACGCAAGTATGCTATTTGTCGATGGTGGAAATGATCGAGTCGCTATCGGGACTTCATCGCCAAGGCGTCAATTCCACATTCATAATCCAGCATCAGCAACCGTAGGCTTGATGCTTACGAATGACAACACGGGCGCAGCTGATGACAGCCAAGGATTTCAAATAAAAGTTGGTAGTGATAGTCACGCTGAAATATCTCAAATGGAAAATAGCCATGTTGGGATTTTTACAAATGCATCGGAGAGACTACGCATCGATTCAAGTGGCAGGCTCCTCCATGGAACAACCGATGCTGCAAACCTGAATAATGCGGGTGGCGCATCAGCAAGGCAAGCAAAAGCTTATATCTTTAATGCACCAGGCACAACGACTGAAAGATATAATCTTGGCCTTATAGGTGGGGCTTCTAGCGCCACTGGCCCTAGTTTCGTCTTAAACAAGACCCGAGCCACAAGCAACAGTCACACTGTTGTGCAAAGTGGCGACGAATTAGGTCAAATCAGGTTTCAAGGTTCCGATGGAACTAACTATGTTCAAGCCGCAAGAATTGAAGCACAGGTAGATGGCACCCCTGGCACTAATGACATGCCAGGAAGGCTTGTCTTTAGCACTACAGCGGACGGTGCAAGCAGCCCGACGGAGCGGATGCGTCTAGGGAGCGATGGCAAATTGCTTATTGGATCAAGCACAGGTTCTGTTCATGCCGACAGGCTGCTAACAGTTGGTAAAACAGATCGAAGCGCCACATATATATCGATAACAAGCGCTACGGATGGCATTGGCGGCATTGTTTTTGCCGATACAACCACTAACGACACTGGTGGTTATCGAGGAATTATTGAATATCAACACAATAACGATGACATGGTGTTCCGCACGTCTGCCGTTGAGCATATGCGCCTTCTAAGCGAAGGAAGATTAAAAGTAACCAATACTGGAGGGTCAGGTAGTGAATACCACACCAATGCAAACTTTAGCTCAATCCATCAAAGCGGAGGCGGCAACGTTATTGCTGGCTTTGAAAACTCTCACGCCAGCGATTCTTATGGAATAGTTATTAGATTTTCTGGCGGTGCTCCTGATAATAATTCAAATTACTATATCGAATGCAACGACACCTCAACCACCCGATTTCAGGTTTTGTCCGATGGAGATGTTCGCAACCATGACAACAGCTACGGCTCTACTTCTGATGAAAAACTTAAGCAGGACATTGTCGATGCCGGATCGCAGTGGGACGATCTAAAAGACCTGCGTGTTCGCAAGTTCAAATTTAAGTCTGACGTTGCTGCTTACGGTGATGAAGCAAAGGTTTTAATTGGTCTAGTCGCACAGGAAGCCGAACTTGTTTCGCCTGGGCTTGTGACAGACAGCCCTGATCTTGATGATGACGGAAACGACCTTGGAACGGTCACGAAGTCTGTTCGTTATTCGGTGCTCTACATGAAAGCCGTCAAAGCACTTCAAGAGGCGATGAGTCGGATTGAAACCCTTGAAGCCAAAGTTGCAGCCCTTGAGGCTGGCTAAGTAAACTTCCTCTGACTTCACTCCATCATGGCTAACACCTACGTCTGGAAAATCGCTGACCTCAACAGAGACCTCAGCGACGGTTTTGCTCACACGGCTCATTACACCGTGACCGCAATCAGCGATCAGGTTGACTCTGAAGGCAACGCCTACAACTCAGGCGCTTACGGCAGTATCGGGTTGGATCGTCCTAACACCTTGGCCGATTTTGAGGATCTGACTGAGGCAGACATCGTGGCTGCTGTGCAGGCCAAGCTCGGTGGCGCTGAAAAGGTCACTGAGATTCAGGATGCACTGGCTGCACGCATCGTTGAACAGATCAGGCCGACTCAGGCATCTGGCACACCTTCTGGCTGGTGATCTGATGCAACGCCCTGACCCGATGATCGCCGCTAAGCCTGGTGCGGAAGACGTGCAGGCTATGGCGGCTAGAACGCTGTGGCTAGAAGAGCTGTTCTTCCTCGACGGTCGCGACATGATCAGTCATCCGCAGCATGGTTTGTTTACTGGGCTTGCGAATAAATATCGCAACCTAGAGTCCACTGACGGCTACTGATGGCAAAGTCCCTTAACGGTCAAACATTCGTTGTCGGTAAACCAAAACGGACCACACAGGGAAATGGTCAGCACTCACGCCCAAAAAAGGGCAAGAAGAGATACCGTGGCCAGGGAAAACGCTAATTCAACTAATGATCAAGCGTCTTGTTTTTGGTGTAGCCGCTGGCGCACTTGCCTTGGCTCCCCTCTCTGCCCGCGCAGATTGGTACATCAATCCTGAGCTGAATG